TCTTTGTCAATCATTAACTGTTTCTCCTAATAGGACAGTGTACCTGATTATTATAACATAAAAGCATAAGAAAGTCAAGCTTTATTTGTTTTTTTATGTAGGCCATGCTTGGCGTGTTGTTTACCCTTAGCCGTAGCTGTCCTCTTCTTAGCATTAGCAGCCGCTAGTTTCTTCTTACCTGCTGCTGTGGACTTCAACTTGCTAATTGTCTTAGAAGGTGCGTAGACCTCTCCAGTCTTGCCGCTAGGTTTACCAGAGGGTGTACGCCACTTCTGCTTTGTCCACTTCTTTAAAGACTTCTGTGATTCTTTTAGTGCCATTACTTATAGCCTCCGCCTTTTGCCTTATACTCCTTGGCTAACATCTGAGCTTTCCTAGCAGACCATTGACCAGCCTTGCCGCCTTTAGTACCTGCTTTGATTTTGTTAAACAAGTTCTTCCGCATGGTGGGCTTAGTGTAGTTCCCTGCTTTGTTTACTGTAGACTTTTTGGCTGGCATGTTACTTGCCTTTTTTAACTGGCTTCTTCTTAGGCTTTGCCGCTGTCTTCTTTTTAGGTGGACGACCTACTTTACTACCGTATGTACCTTTACCGTATGGCATAGTATTCTCCTGTTGTGTTTATATGTACATTGACACTGTGCATTTATATGTATACTTAAACATTTACCACTTAGATTTATTAGCCCAGTAGGCCGCTGACATCTTACCTTTTGCAATGTTCTTTGCGTGTCGTGCTTTAAAAGATTTACGTCTTGCTTTCTCTGCTGCTGTCTTAGGACTACTACCAGCTCCTGATACACCCTGCTGTCCATAACGTATAGTCTTAACTTTATCACCTTCTTTGGCTACAACTACATGACTTTTCTTTGGATGATTAGGTGTTCGCTTAGGTTTGTTATAACCGCTAACTCCGGCTCTTGCTAGTCGTGGGTCTTTTTTTGCTGGCACTTGACTCTCCTACCTGTTTCTCTAGTTTGTCAATTTTTTTATTTAACTTGTCAAACATAACATTAACTTGCTTAACTACGTCTTCAAATTCTCTAGTTGTAACCATTACTGTATTGATCCTTGTGGACTAACTTTACCCTCTTTGACCGCTACTTCACGCTCTTTAAGGAGTTGCTCTGAAATACGTAAGCGTCTTTCAAACTCTTTGTCATCAGCGTCACCAACATCTAAGTTAGTAGACGCAGCTTTCATCTTATCTATCTCAAGCTCAACAGGAACAGCCTGAGCTTCCGCTTGTAGTTTACCAGCCCTAGCAGCAGACTCTTGAGCCTGTCCGTTGAGTGCAGCAGTCTGTGACGCTTGGAATGCCAACTGTGCTTGCTCTGCTCTCTGCTGTGCTTCCTGTGCAGCTTGTTGTGCTTTTGGATCAGGAGTGTTAGCTTGCTCAAGAGTAGAGATAAGTTCTTCACGATTGCTTAAGTTCATGTTGTCAATAATAGACATCACCAGCTTAGGATACATAGGCGTATCTGGTGACATGGTTTGTAACAACTGTACAAGCTGTGTAACCTCATACTCACGAGCAATAATACCTAGTGAGCTAGAAGTGTGGAACTTGTAATCGCCTACAGGATATAGCTCAGGTTCAAACTGCATGTAACGCCATGCTGCTTTCTGTACAAAAGGAATAAGGAATGCTTCTTGGAAGTTAATCAAAGTACGCTTATGGCGTTTAATTATGGCACCAAGCGACATAGAAATACCAGCAGCAGTAGAGTCTCCGTTGATAGAACCAGCGATACCAGCACTATCAATAGCGCCCGTTGCCGTTTGTACCATAGTTTGTAGAGCTTGTGCTTGAGCAAATGTCACCTGACTTACGTTGCCAAAGTTAAACGGTTGTAATACTTCAGCAGGGTTTCCGTTAGTTAATATAATCTTACCGGGTCTAATCTCTGGCTTTGCACCACTAGGCATACGACTTGCGTCCATAGCCATCATAGGGTGTATAGTCAGAGCCAGAGCGTCGATTCTAGCGCGTAGTTCTGTGTCTAACGCCTTTTGTGAGTTATAGCCTTTCTCACATACTCCTCTACCCCAGAAGCGGCTAGGAACAACATCCCACGGGAATGCCACGATAGGACGATCCTGCATCATGTAGGGGTTAGTCGTAGCTTTAAGAAGAACACCGTTATTACCTACAACAACGACAGCTTCTACATAGTAAGAATCTTCATCTTGGTCTTCGTCAGTTAGGTTTACAGTCTCTGTTTCCTCTGCATCCTCATCTTCTATAGCTTTCTCTAATAGATGACGAGGAACTAAGCCGTAGTATTTAGTCAGTCTAATCTTATCATCTGAAAAAGTAGTTAAGTCTTGATCTGGCTCAATGTTAAAGTCAGGAGAGGCTTCACTCAGATCTACCTCACGATATACGCCTTTTTCTTGTAGCTCCTGTACCTTGTGTGTAGATACAAACTCATCTACTGCACAACCTAAAGCATCTTCTATAGATGTAGCTACTGGGTCAATTAGAAAGTTCTGAGGCATTACAGGACGTAATTTAACGCAGGTACGGTCTCGTACATTAACACCTACTGCCTGCATCTCACCACCCATAACAGGTGAAGTAGCAGGAGCCATTTCTTTTTCTTCATCTAGCACTACTTCAGCAATGCCTGTACCAAAGACTGCTGCATTAATAAGACACTCTGCAACACCTTTACGTACTTTGTTCTTGGTAAAGTCCTGATCTAAAGCCATACGCAAGGTTGCTATGTCTCTAGGGTCTTGATCATAGACATCATCTTTAATGTCAAACCACTTGCCGTGACCAAAGGATGCTTCTTCTAACTCTGCTACTGAGGACTCAACAGCCTGTTGTAGTGCAGGAGATATAATTTTAGAGCGTTCAGACTGTCGTGTCATGTCCTCCGCTGCCCACTGACCACGCCAGAGACGGTAGTATTCGTCAAACTTCTCAGCGTAGTTAGCTTCGTAATGGTCGCGCCATCCATCGCACTTTTCCATTACCCAGCCTTCTACAGACTCCTCCAATGTAAATTCTTTTTCTGACTCTAACATAGTTAGTACCCTGCGTATTTATCTAAGTATTCGTAGTCTTCTTCTTCATAGTCTATAGCGTATGCAACCTTAGCTAACTGGTCTACGTATGCCAGAGCATCTATCAAGTCATCATGGACTAATGGATTCGGGAACTGAAACAACTCGTCTAAGAACTGAGCATTCCACTTGCCTTTGTTAAGTGTTAAGTTGCCGTGTTCTATACGGCCCTGTAGCGCCCACACGATCCTGTCTGTCTTCTTCTTGTTGCCGTGTGTCAACTCTTCAATTCTAAAGAAGCGTTGGTTCTGCTTCATTATGTCATTCAGGTAAGGATAGACAGCGTTCTTCAACGCTCCCTTCTCAATACCTACTGCGACTGGTTGGTAGTCTCTGACTGCGTCAAAGATTCTTCTGGCAGTCTCTTTAACGCCCCAACGGCCATGTATGATATTAGCAACCCACCAGCCGTCCACGCCTGCTTTAACCACCGCAATAGCTGTTTGGTCGAGTCTTTTAGTTTTTGTGGTAACTTTCTGGACATCTGCAAATCCTGCCAAATCGACAGCAATGTAATAAGCACCATCAGCAGGTTCTTCCTCGCTAAACTGTACATCTTCTTCTTTAAAGAGTTCACTGCCATGAGCCTCAAAGGATGCCATAAACTCCTGACGGAAGCTAAAGGCTGACATACTCTTCTCAGCAGCCTTGATCTCTTCAGGGTCTAGCAGCGGGTTGTCGTAGCTCGTGTAGTGATAACCTGTCCAGTCATCGTCCTTGCCTACACTAGCGTATGTGTATAAGTCGTAGAAGTGGTTACGTCCCATTGGCGTACCAATAAACAACGCATGACCCTTCTGATCCGCTAGAGCAGGGCGTAGGATTTGCTCCCAGACCTCTGGCTTCATGTCAGCATACTCATCCATAACCAAGAACTTTAAGCTAACACCACGCATAGTCTCAGGTCTATCAGCACCCTTCAGGGATATGCTACAGCCATTGATTAGCTTTATCTGTAGGTTGTTGACATGTGCTGATGCTATGACCTCATGCCCTAGCTCCAGCAACAACTGCCACATAATGTCCCTAGCCTGACCCTGTGTAGGGGCAACGTAGAACACCTGACCTTTAGTCTCAGATAGGGCGTTGATGATTAAACCCCAAGCAGCGTAACGGGACTTGCCTGTACGTCTGCCAGCAGCTACAACCTTAAAGCGTGTTGGGTCTTCCCATACCTCCTGCTGCCACGGCAACAAGGATACGTTTAAGTCAGCCAACTAATAACACCACATTACAGGAGACTCATTACCGTCAAGGTCGCGGATATCAACATGCACAAACTCACCAGCAATTCCAATTCCCGTGAAGCCCATCTTAATAGCTTCATTAACGAGTTTATAACGCTGAGTTCCATCATTGACTTTAATATCTGCGGCAATGCCTTGTGCATGGGTTCCTGCTTTCTCCTTACGTGCTTCAATGGGATGGCTTGGGTCTCTATAGCCACTAGTAATAACAAAGGGAAAGCCACACTTCCTACGCAAAGAGTCTAAGTTTAGCAACAGTCTGTCACTGATCTCATTTTCACCAGTGTACTGACAGGCAAACTCTTCCCGCGTAAAGTAGTCTAAATCATTATTGATATTAAACATCTGTGTACTCTCCCTCTATTGAATCTTCTCCACCTGATATGACAGTAGTCTCTCCACCAACACCTGTAATGGAGATGTTGATGGCACTCTTGCCTCCTGTGGCCTTATCCTTTTCAAAATAGCTGACAGGTAGTAGTCTGTCCATGCATAGCTTCCATGCTGC